GAGATGGTCGTTGCCCGCAACATCATCAAAAACCAGCTGTCACTGCAATCGACGACCGGCCAGACCAGCCGCGCCAGCTTTGCATCATTTACGAAGGATTAGCCCATGTGGATTGATGATTTCATCGGTGTTTTCTCGCCTCATTCCGCATTGAAGCGGAAATCCGCACGCATGGCGATGGATGTGATGTTGCGCGGGTATGAAGGCGCGAAAACCGGCAGAAGAATTGATGATTGGGTGACCACCAACGCCTCCGCCAACACTGAAATTTACGGTGCGGGGTCGTTGCTTCGTAACCGCGCCCGCGACCTGGTGCGTAATAATTGCTATGCCAGCAAAGCCCTGGATATTTTTACCAGCAATGCCATCGGCACCGGCATCACTCCCCAGGCGAATACGGGTTCTGATCGGCTCAATCGCCAGATCATGGCCGCGTGGGAAGACTGGTCGGCGGTGTGTGATGTTGATGGGGACGTGGATTTCTACGGCATGCAGGCACTAATTGCCCGCGCTATTTTTGAAAGCGGCGAATGTTTTGTGCGCTTTCGTGATCGCACCAGCGGCAGCGGAATGCGGATACCGATGCAGTTGCAGGTACTGGAAGCCGATTTTCTTGATACGTCGCGCAACTTTATTTCCACCGGCGAAAATTACATCAAGCAAGGGGTGGAGTTTGATGTCGAAGGGCGGCGTGCCGCGTTTTGGATGTGGCCTCAACATCCTGGTGAAACCAACCCGATCCGCTTTGCCATGCAGAGCGTGCGGGTGCCTGCCGATCAAGTATTGCAGATATTCCGTAAGCTGCGCCCTGGGCAGTTTCGCGGGGTGTCGGCGTTTTCACCGGCGATGGTGCGGATGCGTGACCTGGACGGTTACGACGATGCGGAATTATGGCGCAAAAAGATTGAGGCCTGCTTTGCCGCATTCGTTGTCCAAAATAGCGGTGCCGATGGACCGATTGTCGGTAACGTGCTTACCCGCAACACCACCACCGGCGGCGGCGCGTTAACACCACCGCAAAAGGTGGAAGAATTCCGCCCTGGCATGATCGAATATCTTCAGCCTGGGGAAGACATCCGCTTTGGCAACCCAAGCAGCGACGGCAATTATGAATCCTACGAGCGCGTGCAGCTGCACGCCATCGCCGCTGGGCTTGGGATTACCTACGAGCAGCTGACCGGCGACCTATCCCAAGTGAATTACAGTTCCTTGCGGGCTGGTTTGCTCGAGTTCCGCCGATTGATTGAAACGCTGCGCTGGCAAGTATTCGTGCCACGCTTCTGCAACCCTGTATGGCGGCGTTTTATCGACCGCGCCTACATTGCGGGTTTGATCAGCAAGCAGGATTACCGCGTCAGCTGGACACCGCCTAAATTTGAAATGATCGACCCGCTGAAAGACGCGCAGGCCGACACGCTGATGATGCGTAATGGCACGCTGACGCTGGAAGAAGCCATTGCCAGCCACGGCTATGATCCGAAGAAACAGCTGCAGAAAATCGCTGAAACCAATCAGCAGCTTGACCTTCTCGGCCTGATTTTGGACAGCGACCCGCGCCAAACCGCCAAAAGCGGTGTGGTTCAGGGTGCAACCGATAACCCCAACACGAAAGTAAACCCATGAAACAGCCTTCCACCATCGCCCTGCCACTGCAACTGCGGCAGGCGAGCCTCGCTACGTCTGAGGGGAGCGATAACCGCACCTTTGAGGTGGTTTTTACCACTGGCGCAACCGTCAGGCGTTACAGTTTTCTCAACGAAGAAATCTATGACGAAGAATTGATGGTGGGGAATGTTCGCCTCGACCGCTTGAATGCGGGTGCGCCGGTACTCGACACGCACGATGATTTCTCATTGAGCAGCGTCATCGGCGTAGTCATTTCTGGCAGTGCCAGAATCGAAAATGGCCTCGGCAAAGCGACGATAAAAATCGACGCGGGAGCCGAGTCCGAACCCATCCTTCGCAAAATCCGCGACGGCATCATCCGCAACGTCAGCGTGGGCTATCGCGTCCATCGCTACGAAGTCACCCGCGAAGACGGCAACGTGCCGATCTACCGCGCCGTTGACTGGGAACCGTATGAATTATCGCTAGTGCCGATCCCTGCGGATGCAGGCGCCAGCATCCGAAAATCTTCTCGTGAATTTATTTGCGAGCTGATGCAACCCCCACCAATGGAGACGACTATGACTAACCCGACCCTTCCCGACACCACTGAAACCCCTGCAGCACCAGCGGCTCCGGCACAAAATCCTGATCCCAAACCCGCTCCCGCCACTCCGGAGGATGCGGTGCTGGGCGAGCGCACACGCATTTCTGAAATCCAGAAAATCACCCGCGCCGCGCAGTTGCCGGAAACGCTCGCGCTACGCATGATTACTGACGGCACGTCGATTAAGAAAGCCCGTAAAGTCGTGTTGGATGAATTGGCGCGTCAGGGATCCCCGGAAATCCGCTCGCATGTGTCGATTGTTCGTGACGAAATTGACAGTATCCGCGCTATTGCTGAAAATGCGCTACTGCACCGCCATGATCCGCAAACTTATAAGCTGGATGATGGCGCACGCGAATACCGTGGCATGACGTTGATGGAAATTGGGCGCGATTTACTGAAACGCCGTGGTGTGGATACGCGGGGCATGTCCAAATCCGAAGTGGCTGGCACCATGCTCGGGCTGGAAACGCGCGGTGGACTTCACTCAACCAGTGATTTTGCCAACATCGTGCTGAACGTCGCCAACAAAACGCTGCGTCAGGCGTACGATGCCGCGCCGCAAACCTTCAAACCGTTTGCCCGCCAAGTGACTGCGCCGGACTTCAAAACCATTGCCCGCGTGCAGCTGGGTGATGCGCCGACGCTGGATAAGATTAACGAATCCGGCGAGTTCAAGCGTGGCACGGTGAGCGACGGCAAAGAGCAATATGCACTGGCCACCTATGGCAAGGTGGTGGGCATCAACCGTCAGACCATCATTAACGATGATCTGGGTGCGTTCACCCGTTTGCCGGAAATGTTCGGCCGTGCAGCCGCCGATCTGCAAAGCCATACGGTGTGGGGCATCATCACCGCGAACGCGGCGATGGGTGATGGTACGGCACTTTTCCACGCCAACCACGCGAATCTGTCCGGCACGGCATCGGCCATTAACGTGGCAGCACTCGGTGAAGGTCGCGCCGGTATGCGTAAACAAAAAGGCTTGAACGGACGCTTCATCAACGTGATGGCGAAGTATTTGATCGTGCCTGCCGCGATTGAAACCGTGGCCGAACAGTTCGTGACGCAGACCAACATCATCTACACCAAGAACAGCGATTACAACCCGTTTGCTAACAAGCTGCAAGTCATCGCTGAACCGCGTTTGGATGCAGCGTCGCTGATCTCCTGGTATCTCGCCGCCGATCCGTCACAGATTGACACGGTGGAGTATTGCTTCCTGGAAGGTCAGGAAGGCGTGTACCTCGAAAGTCGCCTTGGCTTTGATGTCGATGGGTTGGAACTGAAAGCCCGCCTCGATTTTGCTGCTAAAGCGATTGACTGGCGTGGTTTCTGGAAAAACCCAGGCCTCTAAATCTCTGACTACTGACTATTCAGCGGCTTTTATCCGCTTTTTTTATGTCTACCATCAAGGAGAAACCCCATGAAGAATTTTACGCAAGAAGGCAAAACCATCACGCTCACCGCACCCTATGCCGTCACTTCCGGCCAAGGGTTGCAGGTGGGCTCCATTTTTGGGGTGGCCTCAGCGGATGCTGCTATCAGCACCGATGTGGAAACGCTGATGGAAGGCGTGGGCTTGCTCACCAAAGCTACGGCGCAGGCATGGACGCAAGGTCAGTTGATTTACTGGGATAATGCCGCCCGTAACTGCACCACCACCGTTGGCACCAACAAACTGATCGGGGTGGCGACCGCCGCCGCACTAACTGCCGACACGGTGGGCTATGTGCGGCTCAATGGCGCGTTCATCAGCTAACCAAGGGGCTGGGTAATTACAGTTTTCTCAACAGCGTTTGATACGCTTTTTAACGATCCGAATATGGCAGTATCTGCCACATTTGTGCCGTTGCAGGGGGTGAGTAAAGCCGTGCCTGTCGTTACCCGCGCACCGGATGTGTTCCAAGCGGTCGGGCAGTCGATGATCGAAACGCCCAGCATGGTGCTGGAAGTGCGTGTCTCCGACTGCCCCACACTCGCACAGGGAGATCAATTTATTATCAATGCGGTGACATATACGATTCAGGGCGAGCCGCGTCGAGACAGTGAGCATCTGGCTTGGCAGGTGGATGTGTATGCGTCTTGAAGCGGCAATTAAAGGAAAGCTCCATGAGTTTATGGCAGCCGAGGCAGAAGCCGCGAAGAAAGCGGTGACTGAGGCGGTCAAAGAGGTGGGGCAACACATCAAGCAGGAGCTTTATGAGCAGACAGAAGCGGCAGGGCTTGGCCGAGGTGTAGCACATGCGTGGCGGTTGCGAGTGTTTCCGAAAGGAAAAGCCTCATTGAATGCGGCAGCCTATGTCAAAAGCAATGCCCCGAAGATTGTCTATGCCTTCAATTACGGGGTGACCATCAAAAGCGCCAAAGGCTGGTTTCTTGCCATTCCAACGCAAGCTGCGCCCAAACGCGGCACCAACGGTAAACGCATCAATCCCTCCAACTCCCCCGAAAGCTCGCTCGGCAAGCTCCGGTTCGTTTACCGCTCGCGTGGCTTGTCGCTTCTGGTGGTGGACGATCTCCGCGCCAGGGGCGGCAAGCGCGGCGGATTTGGCAAAGCGTCGGAATCGGCACTGCGCACGGGGCGCGGCATTACCACGGTGGTGATGTTCTTCCTGGTGCCACAAGTCAGTTTACGAAAACGACTCGATATTGAAGCCGTCGCCCATAAGTGGGGCGACCAAACTGCACAGATGGTGCTGAACCATTGGCCGGAGGTGAAAATCCATGACTAGCATGAGAGAACAGGTGATCGCACGCCTTTATACCAAGCTGAAAACTCTGGAAACGACGCAGGTGAAGGTTTACCGCAACCTCGACAAGCCACAGAAAATAACCTCGGGCGGTATCCTTATCCTGCGCGATGGCATGGCGGATGACCCTGAAGTGTTCCTCTCGCCGGTGACCTATATTTTCGAGCATGTGGTAACGCTGGAAGTCATGGCGCAGAACCCTGACTCCGCCACACGCGACACATCACTGGATAATCTGCTGGTATCTTTAGGCAACATCATCGCCGCCAACCGAACGCTGGACGGGCTGGCGGAATGGATGGAATCGCACGCCCCTGAATTTACTGAAGATGCAATCGAAGGCGCAGCCACGGTGCGTATGGCTACCGTGCAGGTGATGATCCGCTTTTTTACGACCGACCCGCTCAATTAACCACTTTATTGGAGAACCATTATGGCACGTTCCTATGGGACGGCAGCGCAGCTGCTTGTCTTGAAAGAAAGCACTTACGGCACACCGCCGTCAGGCAACTATGAAAAAATGTCCTTTTTCTCAAGCTCTATCGGCGCGGAACAACCGCTGATTAGCGACCCTCTACTGGGGCTTGGGCGCGAACCGCGTGCGCCGTTCCGTGACATCATGAAAGCCGAAGGCGATCTGGTGGTGGCGGTAGAACCTCGTGATTTTGGCCGCTGGCTACAATTCCTGATGGGCGCATCCACCGATGCAGGCGTTGCGGCAACTGGCTCGATCACTTTTACTGCAAACCCCAGCGCGGGACACACCATCACGCTCAATGCCGTGACATGGACGTTTGTGGCGAGCGGTGCGACGGGTAACCAGACCAATATCGGCGCGAATTTGGCTGCCACGTTGACGCAGCTGGCGACCGATCTTAACGCTTCAGTCAATGCAGGACTCACGCCCTCAAGCTATGCCAACGGTGGCGGCACGAAACTCAACGTCACCTACAAAACAACGGGGGCGGCAGGCAACGCATTTACGCTTGCTTCTGGCAATGCCAATGGCGTGGTGAGCGGCGCAACCCTTTCTGGTGGCGGCTTCACCCACACCTATATCAGTGGTGCTGCAACCTTGCCGTCCTTCACGGCGGAAGTGGGGCATCTCAACGTGCCTGCCTATTTCGTGAATACTGGCTGCGTGCTGGGTTCGATGGATATGGACTTCCAGCGCAGCGGCGGTGCGAAGGCCACGCTCAAAGTTATGGCGCAGGGTGAAACCTTGAACACCACATCAGGCGGCGGCACAGCAACCACACGCATTTACAAGCCCTTCAGTCAGTTCAACGGCTCTATCTTGCGTAACGGTGTGGCATTGGCGAACGTCACCGGCGCGAAGTTCACTTATTCGAACGGATTGCAGACCGTGCCGAACCTGCGTCCCGATGCGCTGATCGACGCGATTGACCCGACGCTCATCACTATCAACGGCGGTATCGACTTACGCTTTGCCGATACGACGCTGCTTAGTGACGCCATCAATGGCACGCCGATTGAGGTGCAGCTGCAATACCAGTTCCCAGGACTCGACGGAAACAACTTCCTGCTCAACTGGACATTCCATTCCGTCTATCTGCCGCGTCCGAAAATGCAGATCAGCGGACCAGGTGGGGTGCAGGCCAGCTTCAACTGGCAAGCCGCCTACAGCGATGCCCTCTCCAAATCTGCCACCGTAACCCTTAAAAATGATGTGAGTGTTTATGCTTAAATTGAACCTGAAGACCGAACCCTACTGGATTGACCTGCCTGCCACGGTGCGGGTCAAAGTAAAACCCGTCAGCACGGCACTCATGAGTGCCGCCCAAGCCGCCGCCACGATTGCGTACAATGCGATGGTGGAGCGTGGGGAGACGGACGTTAAAAACGATCCGCTTCGCCGTGGCCTTAGTGAAAGCCTGTTGGTTAAGGCACTGGGCAAGTTTTCCATTATCGAATGGGAAAATGTGTTTAAGCCCGACGGCGATGCGCCCGCTGAACTGAATGACACACATGTTGAGCAGTTGTTTGATTTTTGGGTGATCGCCGACGAGTTCCTCAAGGTCTATGTCAGCCAGATCGCATTGGTGCAATCCGAGGGAAACGACTCCGCGCCCGCTGCGAATGGCACTTCGGAAACGGTGCCAGCTACTGTCACCAGTGCAAGTTAGCGGGCGCGGCGTGCGCCAAAGGGGAAGCGGTCGATGGCGTTCGCTGCCCTTACCTTGAAAACGAGCCGGAAACCCTCGCTGGTTGGCAGTTGTGGGATGTCATCAGCAAGCATGACAGTCAGTTGCGTATCGCTCCTTCTGGCTCAGTCATAGGCGTTGACGCAGCCTCTCTCATCCGCATTGCCGAACTGCTCGGCTACGACCTTTACCCGTTCACCCTGCTGTTGCCATACGCCGAAGGCGGCATGGTCACCGGCATGAACAGCCACCAAGAAGCGCAAGAATCATGACCGCAGTACAAAACATTGCTATCCGCGTCGCTTTTGAAGGGGGTGATAAGGCCGAACGCGACATGAAGCAGCTGGGTGATTCCGGCGAGCGTGCCATCAAAAAAATCCATGATGCCACACAACCGGCAAGCCAAGGGCTGGAGATCCTGCATGGTGTCATGCACGAGGTGAGCGGTGTATTCGAGCAGTTCGCCGAACATGGTGGGGCGATTGGGCGCATCCTCGGTGAAATCGGTCCCGCCGGAATTGTCGCGGCGGCAGGCATCGGTGCGCTTGTCTTTGAAATTCACCATGCGGTGGAAGCGGCGGAGGAGTTTAACCAGGCGCAGCGGCGGCTGGAGGCAATTTTGCGTGCGACCGGCGGTGCGGTGGGGTTAAGCAAAAAAGAACTCACCGAATTTTCTGAGGAAATGGCACATACGACGCTGCTCACCACGGAGGATTTTCAGCAGATCGAAGCGGTGATGCTGACGTTTCGCCATATCCAGGGCGATACGTTTAAGGAGGCGACCAAGCTCACCGCCGATTTATCCGATCTCATGGGTAAAGATTTCACCACGGCGGCGCGCACCCTCGGTCAGGCGCTCGATGATCCGATCAATGGACTGGATAAATTGGCGCGCAGCAATGTCCGTCTGACGGTGGCGCAGAAAGACGAAATCAAGGCACTGGCGGAATCCGGCCAGATGCATGCGGCGCAGGCGCGGATTCTCGAACTGGTGGCGGGCAGATTGGGCGGCACGGCGGAAGCGCAGGATCAAGGCGTTACGGGTGCCACCAAACATTACAAGGAATCCATCAATGAACTGCAGCGTGCTATTGGGCAGAATATTGAGGATTCCAAGGTCTATGAAGGCGTATTACGGGGGCTGACTTCCGTCATCAAGGGCTTGCGCGATGAAGTGCGTCCGTTGGCTGAAG